TAAACACGGTGTTCACAAAAAAGATTCATGTGTTCAAGGCGGGGGACCAAACTTCTGCCCAAGGTGTTCAGAGGCACTTCTCTGAAAAGGATCTTGAGCAGGTAGTGAAAAACTACGACCCCTCCATCCACGAAGCTCCCCTTGTTATCGGGCATGCCGGTGATAACGACAGCACTCCTGCCTACGGCTGGATCAAAGGGTTCAGCCAGCAAGGCGGAAATCTTTATGCTGACGTTGCTTTTACCGATACTGCTAGAGATTTAGTAAAAGAAGGTCATTACCGCAAGGTCTCGATCTCCTTTTACTCGCCTGACAGCGCAATAAACCCTCACAAGGGGAAGTGGAGTGCTCGCCACCTTGCTCTGCTGGGGGCCTCTCCCCCTGCAGTGAAAGGTTTAGAACCCTTCTCTTTCTCGGAAGCAGAGGGAGTCTACGACTTCGCCGTTTCTCTCGCTCCTTCCGACATCTTCGATGAGGACCTTGGGCCCACCTTGATTGTGGAAAAAAGCCCTCTCGAAATGCTCCGCGAGAAACTCGATGCCGTCCGAGAGGATGTGTCGAGTGCGGTCAAAGACCTGCAAGAGAACCAACAATCGCAAACAACTGAAAACACGCAAGAAGTTGCCGGGTCTTCGGCAACGAGTCAAGGGGACGCCGCTCAAATGGCAAACCCTGACGCTCCCCAATTCAAAGAAACCAGCAAACACACGGGTCGCGAAGGCACTGAAATCTCTCAGCAGACGGCTGACCTCGAAACTCAATTTCCGGAAGAGGAATTTATGGACCAAGGAAAAATCAGCCGGAAGCACGCCAAAGGTGCCCACGGCCAAGTTATGCAAGTCGTAGAAAACGTCTACGAAGAAGCTGACGAGAAAAAACTCGATGAAAAACACGGCGAAATGCCCGAAGCCTTCAAGAAAAAGGCCGAAGAAATGAAAGCCAAAGCGAAAGGAAAAGGCATGGAAGTCAAGCATGCCGAAGACGACATGACCGACTCAGGCGTGATGAAACGTCACGGTGGCGACGGTGGCCCTGGCCCAGCTGACCACGCTGAAGATCCTACTGGCCGCTACGAAACCGCTCGCTCTGCCGATAACGGTTATGTCGACCGCATGAAGACCGGTAAGTCAGACGCGGACGGCAATGTGGGTCGCATGAAGACCGCCAAATCCAGTGAGCAAGATCGCGATCGCATGCACACTGCCGAAAACGGCGAGCAAGACGTCGACCGCATGAAGACTGCCAAAGACTCTGAAATGGCAGCGGATGGCGCTGAGCGTTGGGCTGGTCAGTCTGACAACTACGAGCGTGTCAACAACATGGACCAGTACGACGTAGACGCTAAGAGCTACGGTGTCAACGCCCCGAAAGTTTCAGACGGTAACGACCCTTATGGTCGTGATGACGGCGCTACCAAGATGCCCACTGAGTCGGAAGAAATGCCTGATGACGAGATCTTCGCTGTGAAGACCGTTAATGTCATGTCCGACGGATCTATGCGTGTTATCCGTCAAAAGTCCTCCGATGCCCGTGCCAAATCGGTTGGCACCCACAACCTGCTGTATGCTGAGCCCCAAGCTGACGAAATGACCGGCGAAGACGGTGTTACAACCGCCCGCAAGTCAATGAAGGGTAGCAAGATGGTTGAGCACGCTGAGTATGAGACAGGCGACATCTCTGGCGAAGCTAACCTGGAAACCCTTCGCGAAGAAATCGGCGATGGCAAGAAGTCCAAGAATCGCCAGCTGACCCCTGGCGCTATGGATGACACTGACACTGCAGGTCAGATTGTTGGACCTGATGGAGCCTATGCTGAGTCCTACAAGGGTGAACCCAAAGCTAAGTCTAAGCAGCTGACTCCTGGCGCTATGGATAGTGTCGATGACGAGAACCAGGTGACTGGCCCCTCGGGTGTGTTCAAGGAAGCCTCTCTTGAGAGCCTCCGTGAAAACATTGGTGACGGCAAGAAGTCCAAGGCCAAGCAACTGACCCCAGGCGCTATGGACACCGTTAAGGACCCTGCTGAGATTTCGAAAAAGTCTGGCGGTGTCTACGCGGAAGAGCACGGTGAGAAGAAAGACCCCTACACCAAGACTGGATTCGGATCTACCTACGAAGAGGGTGAAGGCGACGACGGAGTTGATGAAGGAGAGGAGGACTACAATGAGCTGTCTGCCGACCACTCCAGCTGCGGCATGGACTACGGCATGGGCTCAATGGGCCAATCCAAAGCCATGGGGTTCCCTCAGCAAATGTACGAAGAGCTGCAGTCTCTGAAGCACAAATACGCCGAACTCGAGCGTCGCCACGCTGAAGAGAAGATGATGCATCGTCGTCGTCAGATGGCAAACTTCGTCGAGGCCCTGTACACCGAAGGTCGTTTAACAGACGGAATCATGCCCGAGCAAGAGCTGATTAGCTACTGCGAAGGTCTGGAGTTCGGAACTCTTGAGTTCTCAGAGGGAGAAACTGCTGCAACCAAGCTGCTGGGGCTCCTCAGCAAGCTGCCTCCGATGGTATCGTTTGGGGAAGTTGCAGGTGGGACTTTCCAGTATTCCGAGGAAGATCTGGATCCCCACGCAAAAGCACTCCAGATGGTTGAAGCTTCTGAGGGCAAGATGGATTACGTCGAAGCTCTGAAGAAGGCGATGTTCTCCTGAGGTTAGTATGGATCTCCTCTCGTTTGTTAGCATGGCAACCAAGCGCAGGGGAGATTACTTCGCCCAAGCTCGAACCCTTGCTCGAAAGTATAAAGAGCAGAACCGTCTGGAAGAACGGATGGCGGCAGAATCCACAGGGTTAGTGAAGGGACTAAGAGACAAGTTAATGAGGTGGGAAGAGTATGAGCGAGCGATGCTCGACAAAACACTCACCTCTGCCCTTGCCGCCGTCTATTTGGGTGCAAAAGAAAACAAACCAGATGAAAAGATGGAGAAAGCGTGGCCGACAATCGTCGGAGATATGCTACCTCCTTTAACAAAGTTCTTGGCAGAGACCAAGGAATATATCGACTCCGGCGTACTTCGCCTTGGCGATCAAACGCTTGATTTCGCGGATTACGATCTCCTTAGCGTCGTACCCGGAGCGATCGAACTCGATGCAGATGTTCTTGAAGGCGTCGACCCAAGTGAGGAAGGCACTCGAGAGGCCAGTCAGCAACGAGCACAAGGAAAAACATGGTTTTCTCTTGCCAAACGTGTTGCACGGTACTTAGCGACACCAATCTTTGCATTCTTTAGCCTCGGTGAGTACATGGTTGCTCAAGACCAAGGGTTTAAAGAGATGCGTCGTTTGTCTAAACAGGATAAGCGTTGCTGTATTGACTGCAAGAACTACGACGCCCAAGGGTGGACTCCTTTCGGAGAACTCCCGATGCCGGGAAAAGGTTGCCGCTGTTACGATCGCTGTCGATGTGTCGTAGAATACCGTTAATTCCTGGCAAGGGTAAAACTGGTTACGTCAACTAGGTGACAAAACAAGTCCTAGAGCAAACAAACCTAAACATTGAAGTCCCTTACTATAGGATAAAAACATGGCTACAAATGCCGCACCCGTGTACGGAAAACAGTATATCCGTTACGCAGAGACTTGGGAAGCCGCCGTCGACACCCAAGGTGGTGTTGTCGGTACCGTCGAAGTCGGCGAACTCCGTGCCGTTAGCTACGCTACCTGGGCTGGTCCCAACGTTGCCGCTGCCGGCGATGCTTTCACTGTGGCCCCTACCACAATTTGTGGTATCAACCAGGCCTACATGCCTTCCGCCCTGGCTCAGCCTTACACCGCTCGTCAGCTGACTGTGGCTACTTCCGGCCTTCTGCTGGTTGAAGTGGATCCCGCTTCTGCCGCAATCAACCTGAACACCCCCCTGCAGGTCAACCTGCTGGGTCAGGCTACCGCCGCCGGAACCGCTGTAACCCTGGACGGCACCACCCCGCTGATCCGCGAGAACGTAACCATCGGCGGTCGCCGTCTGGTGCTCGTTTCGTTCGCCTAATAGTTAACTTTGGCTGGGCATCCTTCGGTGTAAGCCCCAGCCCTGGTTGCAACCATTTGAAGACATTTTAATTTCGGAGACTCCCTCCCATGATGAACCTCCAGCAAACCTATGCTGGTGTAGATCCGATTCTGACTACACTGGCACAAGGTTTCATGTTGCCGGCGACAAATATCGCCAACTTTATTGCTCCTGTTGTAGATACCCCCACTCGTGCTGGCCGCATTCTGCGCTTTGGCAAAGAGCAGTTCGCCATCAACGACTTCCGTCGTGCATATGGCACCAATATCCCTTACGTGCAATCACGCTATGACTCGGAGCCTTATGCTCTTGAGCAAGAAGTGGTGGCTTGGGAACTGCCCGAAGAAGTCATCGAGAACGCTGGCGAAGGCCCCGCTCAGGTAGACCTGCGTGCGATTGAAACTCGCAACGCCATGAGCCGCCTGATGAACGCCTATGAGTACACCGTATCTCAGGCTGTTACCGTTTCCTCTACTTACAACCCCTACGAGCCGAACACCGGTGCTGGTGCTCAAGACGGTCTGGGCTTCACTACCTGGACAACCTTTAACACCGCTTACGGTGCCGCCTCCGGCCCCTCGGCTTGGTCATCCCTGACCTCCAACCCGATCGAAGACGTTCTGACTCTGAAGCGTTCCGTCGCTAACCAGATCGGTATCCGTCCGAACTCGATGGTTGTTGGTACTGCCGTATTTGACCAGCTGCTGACCAACCAGGCGATCCTTGAGCGTATCAAGTACACCACCGCCGACAGCATCGACACCGACATGCTTGCCCGCTACTTCGGTCTCGAGCGCGGTCTGCGCGTGGCTGAGGGTCGTTATCTGGCCACCGACGGTAGCCTGCAGCCCGTGTTCCCTGAGAACGGCATCCTGCTGTTCTACAGCCCGAACGGCCCTTCCGACTCCGTTATGCCTGCTGGTGGTGCTAACGCTGCTACCCCTGCTTTCGCTTACACCTACCAGCTGACCGGCACCCCTGCCGTTCGTCCTGAGTACTACATCCGTGAGCGTCGCGTTGTTCGCGCTGAGATCACTGTCGAGCGCGTTGTCAACCTGGTTGGCCTCGGTGCTACTGGTCTTATCGGTTCTGGCGCTATGGTCACCGACATTCTGTCCTGATCAGGACACTAAGGAGGTGTTATCATGGCTATTTTACGACCGTTAACCAAGTCGCAGTACGAGGTTTCCTTTACTGCTCTAGGTGGACCGACTTTCACAGCGGTTTTCACACAATTTAGTGGAATCAATGATTCCTCGGACAGCAGCACCTACGCTAACGGCACAGGCAACCGCCTGTTCCACGTGGTTGGCCCTCGCACGGCTGACAACGTCACCTTGACCGCCCCGTACGATCCGACGATCTTCAAGGCTCTCGAACAGTTCTGGCTTGATTACAACTGTAATCCCGTAACCATTACCGTCACCCCGCGCGATTGTTCTGGCCAAGGTTCCGCACCTGCGGGCGGTCAGTATATCTGCTACGAGTGTCAGTTTGTGAGCATCACTACTGCCGACGTCGATCGGGAGTCAGGTGATGTGCAGACGATCGAATGCGAGTATACAGTCAACTATTGGGAGCGCACCTGATTTACAGGTTCATTCCTCA